ACTCGAGGCCTGTCGTACACGCGATAAGCATACGTCTCGCAAATTTAATTGATTTGTCTACATCTATACTATACGTTATTCGCTTTACTTCGTTTCTAAGTTCGTCTATAGGGGAATAGGCATTCAAACGCTTGTTCACAGTAAACCCCTTTTTTTCCAATCGCCCAAGTTTATTAACAAGATCCGCTTTCTCTTCATCAATTGTCTTAAAGCCAGGTGATGGTTTTTCTTCCTCTTCTTCCATCATGTATCCACCTCCTCCTCCACCCCCGTAGTCCATTTCGGGTTCGTCGTCGTATTCGTGATAATCAAGAGGTGCTTCCGGTGGAGGTACAGATGGTTGTGCTTGTTTATTTGGGTTCGCAAACGAATCAATATCTTCCTGGAAAATTTGTGGTTGTGGTGCTGTAAATTGTGTTTTCATTTGTGAAATTTGTTTTTTTACAGGCTGACGTCGAGGAATATCAATTTCAATTTCGTTCATCAGGGCCTGTTCGTTATCATCAAGTTTCATGACATTCGTATTTTTACGATCAAGAATAATTTCACCGTCCATTACTATTACTCTTTATATTGAAACTATTCTATTCTCTTTAACGCACTTTATAAAAAATGTTGTTTCAATATAAATGAAACTTAACGCCACCAACAGAAACACGATCAAAGCTATCGTCATCATCATCGCAGTATTGTGTGTTCTCGCAATGTTACGTACCAGCGGATACCAGGGTAAAGAGGTCGAAATCGAAACTGTCAATACGGGTTCGCTCTTCGATATCCCATCGACCGAAGAATGTTTGGGTAATGCCTACTACTCCGACAGTAAAGGTGGTGTGTGTGACGGACAAAAACTTGTTCGCGAACAAGCGAGCTATAAGATGAAGTAAAATCTCCAGTATATATAAATGGCTTTAGTGACGAGTCAATCCACTTTACCCGATTTCGAATATGAGTATCATACGATTACCGTTGACACTATAGGTCAAGCAAGTAAAAATACGTTCACGGTTCATCTTCAGCAAACGCTTGAAAATGTCGTTCAGGTAAGACTTAATGCTGCACAAATTACAACAACGGGTTCAAATGTATGTTACATATCTATAAACGAACTCAATACAAATTATACACAACGAACATCAAATATTTATGGGTACGAAGGTCAACCATCTTTATCAAAAGTAAATAATTCGTTTGGGAGTTTGATTAGTGGAAATGGTGCAGCTTCGGAGATTATTTTCAAAGACAATTACCCAGTCGTACAACAATATTCGACACCTATACGAAAAATAGATAGATTAACAATTAGTTTATTAAATCAAGACGGTATTACTATATCAGGTACCGACGATAACTTTTTTATTTTTAGATTTATATGTAAACAAAAAAATTTACCATTCCAGGGGGGTAGTAAATAACGCATATTTTTAACCTTTTCTTATTATAAATGTCATCTGGTATTGTTCAACTTATAGCAATTGGTGCTCAAGACGAATACATTATGGGCGAACCAGAAATATCTTTTTTTACGTCAACGTTTAAACGACATTCTAACTTTTCACAAGCTGTTGAAAAACAGACCATTCAGGGAGATGTGAAAGCGAATTCTATGTCATCTATTCGTTTTGATCGAACAGGTGATATGTTAGGGTATACATACCTAACAATTGATAATAATACACAGGCACTCGATATTCAAAGGTGGGACACGCTTATAGACAAAGTTGAGCTTCTCATTGGTGGTCAGGTCATAGATACACAAGATGCCATTTTCACCGAAAAAATAGCAATCGATACGTTTGCAACAAACGTATCAAAAAGTGCAAATGGTACACACCCAGGTATAAGTGCACGTTCCTATTTCTATCCATTTAGATTCTTCTTTTGTGAGGGTGCACAGTGTGCTTTACCCATAGTCGCTTTACATTACCATAACGTCGAATTACGTATACATTGGGGACCAAATGCGGGTAACTATAACTTTGAGTGTTATTCAAACTATTATTACCTCGATAACGAAGAACGTGGTAACCTTGTTTCGCGTAACCATAATTTAATTATTACCCAGGTTCAAAAAAGTATCCCATCAAATGAACTTTCTCAAGAATTGACGTTTAATCACCCAGTAAAGTATCTCGCATCTTCGGATACAACCACAGAAGGAGCATTAACATCAACCACTAATAAAATTAAAATTGAAATAAACGGTTTAGATATAGGTAATTTCAAGTGGGCGAAACCACACTTCATAGACGTTATGAACTATTACCACACAAACTTTGTTACGTCACCCGATTTTTTCTTATATTGTTTTTGCTTATCGACGAGTTCGCTCCAGCCGACAGGAACACTCAATTTTAGTCGATTAGATTCTGCAAAGGTAGTCAGTCAAACCATGATAATTAGTGATCCTATATACGCAGTCAACTACAATATACTTCGTATTGAAAATGGTATGGCTGGTCTTATCTACGCAAATTAAAATACGTACCTATATTAAATGGTTAAAAACATACCGACCATCGAGCGGTCTACCAAAATCCGGTTTGGTAAACATGCTACGGACGACCAGGGCGAAAACACGATCGTATTCAATGCTTCAAATGCAGCTATAGATACATCAGTTCCAGGGAGTATTTACATGACACCACTTCGTCAAGAAGATGATATAACATCCAGGGATATAACCATGATAACGTATAATACAGAAACCAAGGAAATTATAGATTCGAATGTACCTGCGGTTGATCTTTTTTCGATTAATTTACAATATGCGACGAATAATGATAACGTTACATCAAATACGGTTCGTTTTATAAATGATACGACTTCGTTTGTAACAACTGGTAATGTCGGTATACAGAATACAAGTCCTACACACGCACTCGATGTAGGTTCAAATGTTCATGTAACCAAAGATGGTGAAGTACGCGTGGGACCTTCTATTTTAATAGATTCTAGTGTAACTAATAAAATTCAAGTTTCGGGTAGAATAAATACAGATTCAATAACTGTAGACCATATTGGTTTATCTAACAATAATCCAACTATAACGGGGTTAAGTTTAGGTTCGAATACGTTTTTACAACACCCAACTGCATCCATAAACGCGTTTAGTACCATGGGTAACGTAAGTGCGGCATTTTACCATGGCGATAGTTATTTTCTTTCAAACTTGAATTTAAACAATATCGTTTTACAAGGTAATACAACCGCTTCTAGAACAGTTCAGTTTAACTATGCAAATGGTCCAGCTTTGATCACGAACGGTAATGTTGGTATACAGAATACACATGGTATACACACGTTAGATGTTGGTTCGAACTTATTCGTAGACGATAAAGGTCCAAATATATTAGTTGTGACTGGTAATACGTTCACATCGAGAAAAGTATTAATTGGGTCGAATGTTACTATAGATACTTTAGGGTCTAATGTTGTCGAAATTACGGGGAACACGTTTACTTCAAGAAAAGCTTTGATTGGTTCAAACGTTACTATAGATACATTAGGGTCTAATGTCGTTGAAGTTACGGGGAACACGTTTACCTCGAGAAAAGCTTTAGTTGGGTCTAATCTTGTCATGGATACACTAGGATCTAATGTTGTCGAAGTTACGGGGAACACGTTTACCTCGAGAAAAGCTTTGATTGGTTCGAATGTGACTATAGATACACTAGGATCTAATGCCGTCGAAGTTACGGGGAACACGTATACCTCGAGAAAAGCTTTGATTGGTTCGAATGTGACTATAGATACTTTAGGATCTAATGTTGTCGAAGTTACGGGGAACACATTTACATCGAGAAAAGCTTTGATTGGTTCGAATGTGACTATAGATACTTTAGGATCAAATGTTCTCGAAGTTACGGGGAATACGTTTACTTCGAGAAAAGCTTTGATTGGTTCGAATGTGACTATAGATACATTAGGAACAGATGTCGTTGAAGTTACGGGGAACGTAAACGTATCGAATTATACAAAAACAGACTACATTACCGTACAAAAAGACGCACACGTAAAAGGTAACCTTCTCGTCGAAGGTACGACAACAACAATTGATACAATAAATACAACTTTCGGAGATGCCGTTATAAGTCTCGCAAACAATAACACTGAAACATCGACAGATATTGGTATTATTATGAAACAACCCGATAGTAATGCAAGTCCAACGGTAACTTTTAGAGGTGTTGAAAAAGAAATGATGATAGGCTACACACTAAACAGTTCTTTAGATACCGAAATCACACCCGATTCGGCAAATGTTATAGATTTACACGTATATGGTAATGTAATAGCACAAAACAACATAACACTCACATCGGGTGAACTAACGGCAATTACATTAAATGGTAACGTTGTTGGGCATAGTGCAAATGTGATTACTTTGAATGGCAACGTTGTCGGGGATAATGTATACACAACAAATAATATAGAAACAACATCTGGATTTTTTATAGGTGACGGTGGTATTCTCTCGAACGTCACTCTTCAACAAGTTACGGATGCGGGTAATACGACATCAAATACGGTTCAGTTTACGAACGCACACACGGCGTTTACGACCGATCTTACGTCTAATGTAGGTGTTAAACTCAACCAGCTCTCTAATGTCATCATAACAGATCCAAATGATCATAAAAGTTTACTTTATATCGACGGAAATTGGATAGACGATTACATAGATTTTACTTCCATAGAAGTAAAAGCGGATGAAGATCTTTCAAAAGGTGATGTTGTTTATATAAACGATGGTTCGGGAGACACACCCGAAGTAAGAAAAGCGAATTCATCCAGTGCTTCAACCATGCCCGCTATAGGTATTGTTATGGATGGTACTATAAACGAAAACGAAAACGGACACGTCGTTACTTTTGGTACGTTTGGTATGACGTTTGACACGAATTTTCAAAAAGGTGAAATACTTTATGTGAGTAACACCACACCCGGTGGGTTAATGAATACAGTCCCGTTTAATAACACGGATAAAATACAAAACGTTGGTATAGTTGTTAAATCCGGTGAGAAAATTCTTGTTACGGGTGTTGGTCGTTCGAACGATATTCCGAACGCGGAAGAAGTTTACGCGCAGCCAACTTACGTTTACGTGAATAGCACAGGTAACGAACTCAAAAAGATACTCGCTTCAAATTTGAGTGCAAATAACCAAACTTTGGATATGGTTACGTCGTGGAGTAACTCTACTACAAACACTATCGCATCAACAAACATAACAACCGGTTTCATATCATCGGGTAACGTTCACGTTGGAAGTAATATTTTTGTTTCCGGTATAAAAGATCCTTCAGGTACCGGTATCAGTTATATACCCATGATTGAAAAGGGGACGGGTAAACTTATTCGTTCACCCGCACACGTAGATAATGACGGTACATACATTATAAACGCAGCAAATGCTGAGTTTACGGGTAACTTATCGTTTACCGGTAACACGTACGTTTTCGAGTCAAATACGGTAGTTATTAACGATCGTATCTTAGGTATTGCGAATAACAATACATCGCATACACTCGATGTTGGTATAATCATGGAACACCCGGGACATAACATTGCATTTATACACCACGGCGAACCAGAAGGAGAGGACTTACACGAACACGAAATGGTACTTGGATATACACAAAACACGGTATCGGATAATCATGTTCTTGATGACGCAAATATCATAACGTTCCGAGTTTTAGGTAATGTCATCGTACAAAACAACTTAACACTCACGTCCGGTGATTTAACGGCTATTACTGTAAACAGTAACGTCGTAGGGGATAATGTGAATGCAATTACTTTGAGTGGTAACGTCGTAGGGGATAATGTAAGTGTGATTACTTTGAGTGGTAATGTCGTAGGGGATAATGTAAGTGCGATTACTTTGAATGGTAATGTTGTTGGGGATAATGTAAATGCGATTACTTTGAATGGTAACGTTGTTGGTAATAATGTAGATGTGATTACTTTGAATGGTAATGTTGTTGGGGATAATGTGAATGCAATTACACTTTATGGTAACGTTATTGGTAATAATGTAGATGTGATTACTTTGAATGGTAACGTTGTCGGGGATAATGTAAGTGCGATTACACTTTATGGTAATGTCTCGGGTGATAATGTAAACGTGATTACCTTGAATGGTAACGTTGTTGGTAATAATGTAGATGTGATTACTTTGAATGGTAATGTCTCGGGGGATAACGTAAGTGTAATTACTTTGAATGGTAACGTTGTTGGGGATAATGTTGTTGCTACGAACATGTACGGATCAATTGAGGGTGCAAACACTATAAGTGCTTCCACTATTTATGTAGGTACAGGTACACCCGATCTCAATGGTTATGATTTACGCGTCGAAGGGGATACAGAAATTACAGGCAATTTACTCGTAGGTGGTACAACAACAACCGTAAACACACAAAATCTTATTGTTCAAGATCCAATTATTCAACTTGGCAATGCATCAGCTTCAGTAGATTCTGGTTTATTACTTGCGCGCCCAATAACTAATCCAGTGACAGGTAATGTATACGTAGGGTACGACCAAACTGAATCTGAATTTGCAATTGGGTTTACGGATAATCATGCAGGAGAATCTTCTATAACTGTAAAAGACGGGGTAAATTTTAAAATGAATGTATATGGTAACGTCGAGGCAAGTTACTTTTTTGGTGACGGTTCCCAACTTTCGGGTATACAAACGGCGACACCAACGTTAGCGAGTGTTGTCGATGAAGGTAACACAACATCCAACGTCGTCCAGTTTTCAAATGCAACAACTGGTATTGAAATAACTTCAAATATTGATTTTGTAAATAAAATAACACTTAAATCAACGAGTGGAACGAAATCGAATTTATTCGTCGTGAACGCGATAAAACTTGACCCGGCTTATGCAGCCCCTTCGAATAACGTTTTATCTTTCAACACAACAACAGGTGAAATCTACGATTCGGGAGGACAGGGTGGTTCGTCGTTCGTTAATATAACCGAAGAAGCTGCAAATGTATTGATAGGTTCGAACCTTACCATAAACACATTCGGGTCTAATGTACTCACGGTTTCGGGTAACGTTTCGGCGGATAACATTACAATTGGAGGGTTAAACGTCGCGGCATCACCTTTTGCATTAGACGATGTCGTGAGTGTTAATGCAGGTGCAAATGTAACCGCAAATGTTCTCACGTTAGGTGGCCTCGTTACATCAGGGAACGTAAATACCGGAAATGTAATTACTACAGGTGATATTACAATATCAGGTAATACCACGTCACAAAATATAAAATTAACGAATACGGATATTTCTGCAACTATCTCTTCTGGAACAATAACAATTGACGCAAAAGAAAAAACGTATGGTACAGCACCACTCGTCGTTTCAACAACTGACGTTTCAAATCTTGTATTTTCAAATTTTATAACGGGTGCACAAATTGTCGTGCCTATACTCGCGAGTGGAGGTGCCATAAACATTTCCTCCGCCATGACGAACGTCAACTTTTATGCAATGACGACCGATGTTTCAGTTACCCAAGACAAACATGCACTCATGACACTATCGAATTTATATGGAAATATTTATATGAATGCGATTGGATTTGCCTAGGTTAAAAAAATAAAACCTTAGTATAATATAAAATATGTCTGGAGGTATTGCTCAACTCGTTGCCGTAGGTGCCCAAGATGCGCATCTCGTCGGCCAACCTGAAGTTTCTTTTTTCAGGTCCAACTATAAACGTCACACAAATTTCGCCCAAACTGTTGAAAAACAGGTTATCCAGGGCAACCCATCCTCGAACGGTATGTCGACCGTCAGGTTTGAAAGAAAAGGTGATATGGTCGGATATGTCTACATCACTAATAGAAGTGGTGACCAAACTAACTGGGACGCTAGAATTTCCAAGGTTGAACTTCTCATTGGTGGACAAGTCATTGATGAACAAGATTATGAGTTTTCTGCGACTCTCGCACCAACTGTTATGAACCAAACGTACTCTAAATCTACTTACTCTGGTGAAACGTTCTACCCACTCAGATTTTCGTTTTGTGAGAATGCCCAGTCGGCGATCCCATTGATTGCTCTTCAATATCACGATGTTGAATTGAGAATCACGTGGGGTGCTACAGCCACAGCTGACGCGGAAGTCTATGTTCAATTCATTCACCTCGACACCGATGAGCGTACTGCTTTGTCTTCCACACCACAAAACATGCTTATTACACAAACACAAAAAGCTGTTGCCTCTGCTTCCAAGACCCAGGAACTCAACTTCAACCATCCAATGAAATATTTGGTTGCTGCAAATGCTACAAATGCTATACCCGGCACCGATAAATTGAAGCTTCAAATTAACGGTACGGATGTTACTGATGCGAAGACAGTTATCCCACACTTTACTTCCGCCCCAATATATTACCATACAACTGCTGGTAACTGTACTGCCGATAACTTGATCTTGATTCCATTCTGTCTCGATACGGCTAAGGTTCAACCAACGGGTTCGCTCAACTTTAGTAGACTCGATTCCGCGAGACTTGTTTCCGATAATACATCGTTCGCTAATACAATCTAC